GCTTTCCAATATACTTGGGGCACTCGCCCTATGGGTGATCTTAATCGCCTTCCTAGTCGTTTTCTAGGCGAACAACTATAGGGGTTCCTATGTGGGGCCCCTAGCTAAACCCTAGGTTTAGCGCCTGGCCTGGCGCAACCACCCCCATTTCCAAAATAAAAAAATAGGTTAAGCCCTAGGAAGCCCTGAGAAGCCTTAAGAAGTCCTAGGATATGTCAGTAGGAGTGTGGCACTAAAGACACACTTGCGCACAGCCCCTAGGTATAAACTACGTCATATTGTCGCACTTACTTGATTTTCACTCTTGAATAACTACATGCCTAATACCCCTCTTAAGAGTAACTTAAGCTGTTTCATAGAAGAACTACAGAACCCTAGACTCTTACCACTAACTAGTAACTAGAAGTAGGTAGAGACTATGGTTCTCTTAAGAAACCTTAACTTGGACTTAAGTTACTCTTAAGATACTAGTTAAGATTAGGAGCTAGTGGTTGGTAAGTCTTGGGACTTAAGACCCACTTAAGTTACACTTAAGAAGCCTAGAGGCAAGCCTTTAGAAGCCTAAAGGCGAGCTTTAAGAAGCCTATAGACGAGCTTTAAGGCTTGATCTTGAGTTCGCCTTTAGGCTTCTTTAGGCTATCTTGAGTTCGCCTTAAGAGATTTTTAGGCTTTTAAGGCTTTTTTTTGTAGTTAGTACTTGAAATCCTAGATTTCCTACCTATATGCCAGCTCAAGAGAGCTTTTAGCAATATATCGAACCTCCCCACCATTGTTTGTAGTTCAGAGCGTGGATATACGCTAACTCTCTTAAATCTTAAGTCAGTCCCTAGTCACTGACACTTACTCTCCCCTTATATATAACCTAAAGAGCCCACTATGGCTGGACCTGCTCCACAGACCACTTACAATGAGCCTGTCGCTAAGTACATCCGTCAGGCTGTACGAGATGGTGTGTCCATTAAGGATATCATTGCTGTAGTTAACAAGAGGTACCAGAATGCCCCTCGTAACTACGCCACACTGTATAAGCTCTATGGGGGAGATATTGCTGAAGCTCGTGCAGAGATGACGCAGAAAGTTGGTAACGTAGTTATCCAACAGGCACTCGATGGTCACTACCCCTCACAGGAACTATTCCTCCGGTCTAAGGCTGGTTGGTCCCCCAAAGAGACTCAGCAGATTGAGGATATCTCTGGGGATGCCGATGAAGACTCCAGTGCTATTAACTCACTGATGGCTCTTCTGGGACATAGCCCTGAGAGCGCCTCAGAGGGCCCTGAGGACACCTAAGGGTATGCCCAGTAGGAAGCCCCGTAAGACTGCTATTCAGCGCCCAGAGATCACTGCAGACGCCCTGAGAGCCCTATCCCCAGAACGCCTCAAGCAGATCCTTACTGATCTCGGTCCCACTCAAGCGGAAGAGCTTAAGTATAACTGGGCCTTCTGGGCTAGAGAGGACCAACTAGAGCCTGATGGTAACTGGGACTTCTGGATCTTTAATGCTGGTCGAGGGGCAGGTAAGACTAGGTCTGGTGCAGAGTGGGTTCGCCATAAGGTTAAGCAAGGACTTAAACGTATTGCTTGTGTAGCTCCCACTAAAGGTGATATCCGTAGGGTTATGGTGGAGGGTGAGTCTGGTCTACTCAACGTATGTTGGGACAAAGACAAGACTTATAGAGGTGCTAAGATGGGTTATCCTGTCTGGACCCCCACCAACAATACTCTGACTTGGGAGAATGGAGCTAGAGTAGAATTCTTCTCAGCAGAAGACCCAGAGCGTCTAAGGGGACCTCAGTTTCATGCAGCTTGGGCTGATGAGGTTGCCGCTTGGAGAAACCAACAAGACGTATGGGATATGCTGCAGTACACCTTGAGGCTAGGTAGCCACCCTAAGGTGATGGTCACTACCACTCCCAAACCCACCAAGCTTATGAGGCATCTACTCAAGAGTGACCGTAGCCATATTACTCATGGTTCCACTTTTGATAACGCCTCTAACCTTGCTACTCCCTTCCTAGAGGGGATCAAGAAAGAATACGAGGGTACCCGTCTCGGTCGTCAAGAACTCTATGCAGAGATGCTTGAGGAAGCCGATGGAGCCCTCTGGACCACTGAAACTCTGGATTCCTGCCAAGTATCTAAGGAGGAACTACCGGAGTTTAATCGTATTGTAGTTGCCATAGACCCTGCAGTTACTTCTAACTCAGAGTCTGACATGACTGGGATTGTTGTAGCTGGCATAGACGTTAATGGTATTGGGTACGTCTTGGAGGATGCTACAGAACGCCTCAGTCCTGCTGAATGGGCAGCTAAAGCGATCTCCCTCTACCGTGAGTACCAAGCTGATAGGATTGTAGCTGAGCGTAACCAAGGTGGTGAGATGGTTCGTCGGACCCTAGAGGCCGAAGATGAGACTGTCCCCATCCGGTTGGTACATGCTTCTCGCGGGAAGATGGCTAGGGCGGAACCTATCTCTGCCCTATACGAGAAGGGTAAAGTTAGACACCTCCGAGGTTTAGATGAGTTAGAGACCCAAATGCGCACTTGGGAACCTCTAGGCTCTATCGGCTCTCCTGACAGACTTGATGCTTGTGTCTGGGCCCTCACTGACCTCATGCTTAACGGAGTCTCCACTCCTAACCTCCGTTTATCCTATACCAGCGCCAAAGGTCTCGAACAGAGCCTCTACCTCTAACAAGCCCTAAGGCTGACAAATGAAAAAGCTAAGTGAAGAACTAGGTAAGCTGGAGTTGGGCCAAGGTGGTTCCAACACTAAAGATGGTACCATACGTGCGGATGAATTCTTGCCCGATCTTAAGGGCAAACGAGCAATCCGTAAGTTCCGTGAGATGCGGGATAACGATAGCACTATCGGTGCTATTATGTATGCCACAGAGCAAGTCCTCAGGGATGTAGATTACTACGTTGAACCTGCAGATGACTCTCCCACTGCTAAGCGGGAAGCTGAGTTCGTCCAAAGTATCCTTGAGGATATGGAACACTCTCTGGATGACCATATTTCCGAAGCTCTCTCCCATTTGACCTTCGGCTTCTCATTGTTTGAAGTAGTTTACAAGCGTAGACGGGGACCTGATTCTCGGAACCCAAAGAAACACTCAAAGTATAACGATGGACGTATCGGTGTCCGTAAGCTCGCCTCTCGTGCCCAGTGGACTATTGAACGGTTTGATGTAGACAAAACCACTGGAGATGTCTTGGGAGTACGCCAAGAACAGAACTACGGACTACAAACTACTTTTATCCCGTCTACGAAACTTCTCCACTACCGCACTACCAATACCAATAATGACCCCTCTGGTCGTTCTATCTTACGTAACGCCTACAGTGCTTACCAATACTTGAAGAACCTCCAGAATATTGAAGCTGTAGCAGTCGAAAGGGAACTCCACGGGGTTCCCATTGGTCGTATTGCAGCAGAATACTTGAGTCCAGACGCTACAGCAGATCAAGCTTCTGTTCGTAGCCAGATGGAGAAGATCCTCCGTGACCTCAAGTTCAATGAACAAGGTTACGCTCTTCTCCCTTCGGATGTCTTTAGGGATGCTGATGGTAAGCCTACCAACCAGCGTATCGTAGATATTGAGCTTATCACCTCCAATGGTACTCGTAATATCGACATCCACCCTATCATCCAGCGTTACCAGCACGACATCGCCCGTAGTGTTATGGCTGAGTTCCTGATGTTGGGTGCAGGTGCGAATGGCTCCTATGCACTCTCCAAGTCTAAGACTGACTTGTTTCTACGCTCTATGGAGTCCTACATCAACTCTATCTTTGATGTACTCAATAAGCAGCTTGTAGAGCCCCTCTGGCACCTCAACGGGCTTAACTTCAAGTATATGCCCAAGATCTGCGCTGGAGATGTTGCTCCACATGACCTTAGAGAACTTGGGGCATACCTGCGTAACCTCAATGGTGCCAACATCGACCTGAGCGATCAAGATGACATCGTTAACGCTCTGTTGGCTAATGCGGAACTCCCACCTAAGAAGGTGAAGTGATGCCCACTTGGAGTAAGCTACAGTTCAAGGATAGCCCCCTGTCCATTGCTCAAGGGGAAGTCACTGGGCACTCCTATGTGCATAAATTTGGCGCTGTCCCCCAGATGTCAAACAACACCACTGGGACTATCTGGGATGTTAACGACACAGTTTACCCTTGGGCTTCTTGGGCTACTGCAGGCACCGTTAGTATCCCATCAGTAAACGTAAGTGACAATGGTAAGACTGTAGCCATCGTAGGGCTTGACGCTAACTACAACCCTCAAACTGAGAATGTAGTCGTCTCCAGCACTGCTACAGTGACCTCCACCAAAAGTTTCCTCCGAATCTATCGTGCATACTTGGTTAATGGTGCCACAGACAATGTAGGTAACATCAACATCCAGAAGGGTGGGGTTACTGTCGCTAGGATCACTGCAGGTCAATCCCAGACCCTGATGGCGATCTACACTGTTCCTGCTGGCTACACTGCTTACCTCACACAAGGGACTTGCACTTGTCAGGCTGGAGCAGATGCCACTGGTAACATGTATGTCCGCTATGGTGGAGACTCTAGTTTCCGAGTGGGACACTCTTTCGAAGTCTCAGGTAGTGGTGGTCAGTATTTTTATCCGTTTAATGTACCGATAGCAATTCCCGAGAAGTCCGATATCGACGTTGAGGTTTCCGTAAGGACTAACAACGCACGAGTTACAGCAGCCTTTGACATCACTCTAGTTAAGACTTCGGTCCTGAGAAAGTAATGCCTTACTCAAGCAACTCAGAACTCCCTAAAGCGGTTCGTCAGACTGTCCCTGAGGATAAGCACTCTCAGTTCCGTCAGGTGTTCAACTCTGTCTATGCAGACACTAAGAGTGAGCAACGAGCCTTTCAGGCAGCATGGTCTGCTATCGGTAAGCGTCAGATGGATGAAGATGTCTTCACCAATCCTGCAGAAGCCCGTAGTCGCTCTCATATGCTAGGTTTTGATGGGGATATCCATACTCATGAAGTAGGCGCTAATGTTTACTACATGCCCGGTAAGACCCATGAGGACTACCTGAACTACCATAAAGACCTCGCAGGTAACTTGAGTGAGCCCGAAGAGGAACCCGAGGATGACGAAGATGATCTCCTCGCTCGCGTACTTAATGCAATCCTGCAAGAGATAACTAAGGTAGACACAAGCACCCTTGAAGCTAAGGCTCGGGAGCATAACGAAAAGCATGGAGGCAAGGGGAGAGTCTCAGCCTCTGTTCTTCGTCAAGTCTACAATAGGGGCGTAGGGGCCTATAAGACTAACCCCTCCTCAGTGCGTCCTAACGTAAGTTCACCCGAACAGTGGGCTATGGCTCGTGTCAATAACTTCCTACGCACCATTCGTACTGGTCGCTTTAGGAGTGGTAAGCATGACACTGACCTCCTACCCGCTAAGCACCCACTCTCCACCCGAAAGAATGATGTGTGGTGTGGGGATGATCTGCCTACAGAAGAAGATATTAACAAGGCAGACAAACCCTTGAACAAACCTTTCAGACTTCCTGCTGGCTCTAGCAAGAAGTTTGGGGTTTATGTGAAAGACGGAGATCGTACCAAGAAGGTCACCTTTGGTGATCCCAACATGGAGATCCGTCGAGATGACCCTAAGGCAAGGGCTAACTTCCGCAGTCGTCATTCTTGCGATACCGCTACAGATAAGACCTCTGCTCGCTACTGGTCTTGCCGTATGTGGGAGAAAGGCACTTCTGTGACTGATCTGACAAAAGATATCGAAGGTAAAATCCTGAAGACAGATGATGAACAACGTCTTGTCTATGGATGGGCCTCCGTCATCACTGAGAAAGGCGAGCGAGTCGTTGACCGTCAGGGTGACGTAATCGAAGCTGACACACTTGTGAAAGCCGTGAATGACTTCATGGAACACATCCGTGTCGGTAAAACAATGCACACAGGCGAAATGACGGGGCGTGTTATCCACTCCCTGCCCATCACCAAAGAGATCGGTGAAAGCCTTGGCATCCAGAGTGACCGTGAGGGCTGGATTGTAGCTTACAAAGTCTACGACGATTCTGTCTGGGAACGTGTTAAATCTGGCGAGCTTGCGGCCTTCAGCATTGGCGGTCGTGCAATCAAGGAGAAACTGGAAGATGAATCTTCTTAAGCAACTTGAGCTTGACGAGCTATCTTTGGTTGACCGTCCTGCGAATGCGTCTGCCAAAGTTGCCCTCTTCAAGCGTGATTCCCAAGAGGAAGATATGGAAAAAGTAGACAAGATGAATGATGACATGAAGGCCAAGCTGAAGCCTTACATGGACAAGGGTATGTCTGAAGAAGAGGCCATGAAGGCTTACGAAATGGACATGAAGAAGGCTGACGACACCGAAGAAGATGCTGATCTCTCGGTTGAAGTTGAAGTCGAAACCCTCAAGGCTGAGAACGAGCGTCTGCGCAAGTCTCTGATCGAGAATGGCTTTGTCATCAAAGCTGATGTCATCGAAAAGAAAGCCGAAGAAGAGACCATTGAGGTTGCTGGTGAGATGGTTGCCAAGAGCGACATCCCTGCTCCTGTCCTCAAGGCTCTGGAAGAGGCTAAGGTCGAGAAGCGTATGGTTGAACTGCGCAAGAAGGCCGAAGAAGAACTGCCTAACTTCGCCCCTGAAGTGGCAATGGAACTCCTCAAAGCTGACTTTGATGAGGTGGTTCTTCAGGCACTCAAGGCTGCTGATGCTGCCTTCGAAGCTGCTATGAATGAGGTTGGGGAAAAGGCTGTCGATGCAGATATGCTGGACCCACAATCCAAACTTGACAAGATGGTAGAAGCCTATGCCGAAGAGCATAAGGTCAACAAATACTCTGCTTTTGATGCCATCTCTAAAACCGCAGAGGGTAAGTCCCTCATTGCCAAGACTTATGAAAAGGATGAGTAATCATGGCTGTCACTGAATCGCGCGATACGCGCACCTTCATTGCTGGTGAGGACCTCTCGGCTCATCAGTTCCGTTTTGTAACTCTGGAGTCGGACGGTCAGGTCGACAAAGCAGACGCAGCCGGTGAGCGCTGCATTGGCATCGTCGAGAACGATCCTGCTGCTGGCGAAGAAGCCACTGTTGTCATCTCCGGTAAAACTCGTGTTGTCTGCGCAGGTACCATTGCTGCTGGTGCAGAGATTCAAACTGATGCCGCTGGTGAAGCACTGACTGCTGCCACCGGTGACGTTGTTATGGGCTACGCACTGGAAGCCGGTGTGGACGGACAAGTCATCGCTATGGAATTGATCCAGGGCGGTAACGTGGTCGCGTAACCTGATTTAGAAAGGAATACTACTATGCCTATGCTGACTGCTAATCAGGTACATATTGATCAGCCGCTTACCAACCTGACCATTGCGTACCTTCAGGACCAGAACAACTTTATCGCTGATAAGGTGTTCCCGAATGTCCCCGTAGATAAGAAGACTAACAAGTACTACATCTACGACCGTGAAAACTTCTTCCGTAACGATGTGCAGCCTCGTGCTCCTCGCACCCGCTCGCAGCGTATCGGTATGAGTGTCTCGACCGCAACTTACACCTGTGAAGTGCGCTCGCTGTCCACGGACTTCGACTTCGAAACGCTGGCAAACGCCGATACCGCTCTCGACATTCGTCGTGGCGCTTCGGAAATGCTGACGCACAACCTGCTGATTGACCGTGAAAAGCGGTTCATGACCAACTTCTTTGGTACCGGCATCTGGACCACCGAATACACCGGTGTTGCCAATGCAGACAACGATACCGCTGCAGAAGTTACCCAGTGGGATGACTACACCAACTCCACCCCCATCGTCGACGTGACGACTGCTCGCCGTGCAATGCAAGTTGCCTCGGGTGGCTTCAAGCCGAACAAGATGGTTGTGACCCGCGATGTCCACGACACGCTGATCAACCACCCTGACATTCTGGCTCGCCTCAACGGTGGTGCAACCGTCACCAACACTGCACTGGTGACCTCGGCTAAGCTGGCTGAGATCTTCGAGGTTGCAGAGTACTACGTGGTGGATGCCATCGAGAACACCGCCAAGGAAGGCCTCTCCGAGTCCCTGTCCTTCGTGGCAAGCAAGAAGGCTGCTCTGTACTATGCACCGCAGTCGGCTGGTCTGATGGTCCCCTCCGCAGGCTACAACTTCACTTGGAACGAACTGGACAATGCTTCGGGCTACGGCATCGACATCCGTTCGTACACCGGTGACTTCCTGCGTGTGGAAGGTGTGGCAGAACTTCTGGAAGCCAACATGGCTTACGACCAGAAGGTTGTCGGCGCTGACCTCGGTGTGTTCTTCAACACCATCCTGTCGTAAGGAGTAGGCGTATGACCCGACCGCCTTTCCAATATGACCAACCGGTCTTCGTGAGGAACCCTAAGGGGCTCCTCATGAATGGCAAGCGTTATGAAAAGGGAGATCATGTCCCTTGGAAAGAACGTGGATTGCCTAAGGCCAATATCGAACGCCTGTACAATGAGCACCATCTCCACCATAACAATGAACTAGCGGCTGCGACCCTAGATGTTAAGGTTGGAGATGGCCTCGACCTTATGACTGTAGATGAACTCCACATCCTTGTGGACACCATCAATGACAAGGTTAAGGCTAAAGTCCCGAAGGAAGATTATGACCGTAAGAAGTGTCGTATCTCCAAAATCAAGGACAAACAGTGTGGCATGATCCGTTCGTGGCGCAGGAACTACGGTGACCTAGAGGCTTAACAATGGCTTGGACATACGACGAAACTGATCTTGACAAAACTACGACCTCTGGTCGTCTCAATGTCGTGCGTCTCCTTATAGGGGACACAGATACTAATGACCAGTTGATTAAGAACGAAGAGATTACTTTCGCCCTGTCCGAGTCCAATAACAACGTCTATTTCGCCGGTGCTTGGGCTGCTAGTACGATTGCAGCGCAGTTCGCCCGTAAGGTGGATACAAAACTGGATGGGGCCTTGTCAGCTAACTATAGCGACTTGGCTAAGCAATATAAGGCCCTATCCAACGATCTCCGTGAGCAGGGTCAGAAGTACTCTCTCACTTCTGCAAGTCTTCGTGCTGGTGGCATCTCTAGTGCTGCTATAAATGCAGCACACGCTCTTACGGATCGCCCTGATCCTGCCTTCTACAAAGGGCAGTTCGATAACTCCCCTGCAGATACTCAGTATATCCAGGACTATGACTAATGGCTTTCAGGGCATACGATCTAGTTAATCTCGTGAATACTCACGGGGAACCTCTTACCCTACGTAAGAAGGCTTATGGTGCGTATGACCCTACCACAGGTACTCAAAGCTCCTCTACCACTACTGACTACTCCATCAGGGGGTACTTCTACACCTATAACATCACTAGTGTGGATGAAGTCCGTAGGGGAACTCGCAAGTGTGTGATACCTGCCCTAGGACTTGCAGTAGAGCCTGATGATGAAGATGAGATCTTGGGCAATGGCGACCGAGTGAACATCGTCAATGTGATGACCATGTATTCCGCTGGAGTTGTCATCTGCTACATATGTGATGTGAGTGAATAATGCAGGTCACTATCACAAGAGTCCGAACAGAGAAGATCTCCGAGAAGATGGAGAGGATTGCTAAAGAAGAAGTTGCTAATCGTCTTATGACAGCTATCGACTATCTTGAGCAAGAAGTCCCTGTACGAACCGGTGCCTATGCTCGTTCTATGCACTTGAACCCCCGTGGGACCACCTCAGGAACCGGTGAGACCTCTCGTCGTAAGGAAGTCTCTAGCTCCCCAGACCAAGAGCGTAGCGCTATGGCAGACCGCCTGTATGCCTCTCTGGAGGGGCTTGAGATCCTAGATGGGGCTACCTTCGTAAACAATGCCCCCCACGCTAAGTACGTAGAGGGATACTACGGAGTCTTCGATCAGCTTAGGAGTATCCTCAAGTGAGTTCCGTATTTACTGACATCCGTGCTGCTCTTGAGAAGCACCTTGCTGATGCTTCCATCGCTGAGATCGCTTGGGAGAATGTCTCCTACGATGCAACCACAGGTACCAGCTTTCTCAAGCCCCTATTTACCCCGACAATCCGCAGACCTTCTGTAATGGGTACAAGCCCACAACAACGCTATGATGGCCTCTTCAGGGTCCTCTGTCATGCAGAAGAAGGACTTGGCCCTCGGGCTGCTGAAGCCCTTGCAGATAGCGTTATCAATCGCTTCGAGGCGACCACTGACATCAACTACACAGGGTCAGAGACAGTCAGGATATCTATCGACTACGCGGATCGTAGGCTCGGGTTCCTTGATACGCCTTGGTACATCATCCCAGTCAGCATTGGCTGGCACACCTATAACTAGGAGAACATAAATGGCTTTCGCACAAGGCGCTCGCTCCACGCTGTCGTTTCTCACAGAGTCCACTTTCGGGACTACTCCCTCGGGGAACTTCCAGAACCTTCCCTTCACCAGTCACTCCCTGAACCTCACCAAAGATCGTGTAGCTGGTACAGATATCCAAGCTGACCGTATGCCTCGGGTTGACCGTCACGGCAACCGTCAGGTCGCAGGGGATATCGTAGCAGACCTCCGTCATGCAGAGTTTGATGCTCTGATGGAAGCTGCCCTGATGGCAGATAATGGGTTTGACACAGGCTTCACCGCTGGTGATGGCTCAACCACTGTTGCTAACGCAGCTATCTTGGGCACCACCCCCAAGTACTTCAGCATTGAAGACTACTCTGCAGATGTCGATCAGGCTCGCCTCTTCACCGGTATGACCGTGAACTCTATGGCAGTCTCTATGGCCCCGAACCAGATGGTTACTGCAACCTTCGGTATGGTCGGTAAGGATATGACCATCTCGGGTACTCAGAAGACTCAGGATGCCTCTGCAGGTAACGAACCTTTCGACGCTTACTCGGGCGATATCAAACTGGGCAACGTAGGTACTTTGGGCTCTGCTCTCACTCTGATCACAGCCCTTGACTTCACCCTCACCAATGCCTTTGCTCCGACCTTCGTGGTTGGTGAAAGCACTGCACCTGCCCTTGAGTTTGGTACAGCTACCCTCGAAGGCACACTCTCGGCATACTTTGAGGATGCCACCCTGATCAACCGCTTCCTCAATGAAACCGAGTCGGCTCTTGAGGTCTCCGTTGGTGACGGTAGCAATACCCTGACATTCCTGATGCCCCGCATCAAGATCAACTCGGCTGATGTGGGTGTCGATGGCCCCACCTCCCGTGTGATCAGCATGTCCTTCGTTGGTCTGTATGATGACTCCGACCTGAGTGCATCGACTACAAACACCAACACCCTTATCCAGATCACCAAGTCTGGTGCGTAATCCCTAGCTAGGGACGAGGGGGATGGTTGTCGGGTGCTGTCCCCCTCACTTTACTGAAGGTTAACCCGATAAGCTTTAATAACCCTGACACCTAATTAAAGGATACCCGATATGGATCTTATGGATCTCAAACCCAAGTATGACACCGTAGAAGTTGTCATCAAGCACCCCAATAGCCTTGAACCCCTGACCAATGAAGATGGTTCAGAGATGACTGTGGTTCTCTACGCACAACACTCCAAGGAGTATCGTGGCGTAATGCACGAACAACAAGATCGTCGTATCAAGCTTATGCAGAAGAAGGGTGCTACCACTAACTACAGTGCTTCGGATATCGAACGAGATGCTATCGAGCTTCTCTCCAAATGCACTAAGGAGTGGAACATCACGTATGGTGGTGAAACCCCCAAGCTGACCCCTGCTAAAGCCAAAGAGATCTACACAGAGGTCTTCTGGCTTCGCAGTCAGGTAGAGGAGGCGTTGACTGAAAGCCTGGATTTTACAGCGAGCTGATCAGTGAACTTTTAGAGTATGCTGAGCATAACTTTAAGCTTGGTAAGACTGATCAGAGCGGCGTAAGTGTAAGGGAGCATCTAGAGCAAGTGGAAAGGCAGACCGGTAAGACCCCAGAGGAACTAAAGGGACCAGAGTTCCCTTCTTCTGTAGCTTACATATGGTCTGCCTTTGTTGCATTAAACTCTGGGCGTTCTATGGGTTTCAGTGGACCTAACCCTATAAGTTACAGTGAGATTAAGGCTTGGCTTGAGCTGACTCACACCTTCCTCTCCCCTCGGGATGTTGAAGCTGTTAAACTTCTAGATACTTGCTACGTAAGGACTCATCATGGCTGACGAGAGTGTCACATTTGACATTAAGGTTGTAGGCCTTAAGGACCTTAAGGAGGCTGCTAATACCTTTGAGCGGACAGGTAAGGTATCTCGGCAGCTTGCAGCTCAGTTTAAGCCTGTAGGGGCAGCTACAGAACGAGTTGTCAACGAGACTCGTAAGCTTGAGTCTATCCACCGTAAGCTGTCTAAAGCGATTGAAGATGGTATTATCTCCCGTAAGCAAGCCAACAATGCGATGGACGAAGCTGTACGTCGATCCAAAGAGGCTATTCTTACGGACAGAAACCTTATTGAGATTGAGAAGAAGAAAGCTAGGGCTGCAGAAGAAGCTAGAAAGAACGAAGAAAGGCTTGTCAAACTCTACGCACCTTCTCGTGCGGCTGCTCGTGAATATGCTAAAGTTACGCGAGAGATCCGCAATGCCCATCGTGCTGGGACTATCAGTGCAATGGAAATGGCAGATGCCCTGTCGTCTGTAAAACTGGAATTTGACCAGTTCACTCAAGGTGTAGCTACTGGTGGTAACCAATTCGCTAAGTTCAATCTTGAAGTTTACAAGGGTGCTCAGAGGCTCAAGAGAAGGTTTAACCAAGGTCTTCAACAAGCTGGCTACCAAGTCGGAGACTTTATTGTTCAGGTTCAATCTGGGCAGTCTGCCCTTGTTGCCCTAGGTCAACAGGGGTCTCAGCTTGCAGGTATCTTCGGGCCAACTGGGGCTATTGTAGGTGCTCTTCTTGCCTTAGGTACGGCGACAGCTACTGCTTTCCTTCAGGTAAAAGCGACGAGTAAAGAAAGTGTGGATAACATCAAAGAAACCTTTGGTGAACTCCCTGACTTCTTCGAGAAAGTTGGGTTGGACATGTTTACCAGTTTTGATGACGCTTTCACTGATATCGAGGAACGATTCGGTACGCTAGTCGCTAACTTCTACAAAATGAGGGTGGAGGAAGCTAAAGAAACTGCTTTAGATTTTGGGGCATTCTTTGCAGAAGGGCTAGAAGATGCCTTGGAAAAGCAACGTGGGGATAGGGTTGCTCAAGCTAGAGATCGCCTTCTTAAGGGTATGCTAGCTGGCAGGGAAGCTACTCCGCAAGAGATTGCTCAAATAAATCTTAGTCTCCAGTATCAAGCTCAAGAGGAAGTAAATAACGCTATCAGGGAGCAAAAAGCTCTCATTGAAGATATCGTAAAGTCTTACAATGCTCAAATTAAAGGGGCTCAGGATGTCGAAGATATCATAAAAGCTTCGGAGAGAGCCTATTATCAAATTCTTGAAATATCTCCACAGCTCGCAGAAGAGTTTATCAGGAATGCGGAATCTTCCGGTATTAAACTCGCAGAAGTTATCCAAAAAGCTGCAGAAGAAGAAGAGAGAGCGGCAGAAGCTAGGGAAGCTGCCCTTTATGCCGAACTTCAAGCTCGTACTGAAGCGATGCGTGGTAGGTATGAGCAAGGGAAAGCTGAACTTGAGCAATCCGAACGTGTGGCTCGTGTGTATGCCCAATACTATCAGACAAGGATAGTGGGTGAGGGTCAGATCGGGGAGAAGACCAAGAAGGCTGCTGAAGAAGCTGGTCGCATGGCAGTTGAACTTGGCATTTCTGTGGAGTCAGCACTTGAACTCTCTAAAATAAACATTTCCCCA